TCAGCACGAAGGTCGTGTGAAACTTCTGGGTGAATACCACACCAGTATAGGCTACCCTTACGAGCAACAGACTTGTTAGCACGTAACTTAGCAACAGCCTTGCGGATGTTCGCTGAAGATAGTGTTGCTGCTGCTGTGATAGTTGCAGTTGATGTTGCTGTTGAACCTGAGTAGATTACGTTTGAACCGCCACGCAATGTTGTCATTGCAATTGAGTCAATAGAATCTGCTAAGTTGTAAGCAATAATGTTAGCAATTGCAGGGTCAACATCTGCTAATGAGAATAACTCAAGAGCACGTGTTACCAACACTGAGTTACCATACTCATTAAGAGTAATGGTTACTGAGGTTGGTGTTGACATTGCTACTGCATCTGGGTCAGCATCCTCGGTAAGGGCTGTAGTTGCAGCAGATAGGTCAACGTAGCGTTGTAGAACTACAGTTGAACCTGGAATTGCTTGACGTGCTGGACGTTTGTCTGCGACTGCTCGAATTAGTGGTTCGGAGCGGAGAGCAAACTCAAGAAGACGGTCATACGCCTTCTGGACTAGACCAGCAGCACCAGCGGTACCACCTAAAGAGGCAGAACCTGTTGATACGTAGGCATTAGCCATTTGTCACCTCCAAGTGACTATGAACGGAATTATTGTTGTGAGCGAAGTACATCCAACAATGCGTCCATTGAATCCGCATTATCGATGCGAAGACTTAAATCTTCTGCTCTGTCAGGAGTCATAGCATTTTGAGTTAGTACATCTTGCTGCCTTAAGGCTGCTTTATCTACTTCACTTACTTTAGGCTCTTCATTATTGACCTTAATTCCAAATAAATCAGCGTTATCTTCAAGCCAGTGTGATACCGTCTCTTCGTTAACGTCATCTAAATCCTTAAGGACAAGTCTTGCAGCCTTTGCATTGACGCCTTTCTTTTCTAGGACTTCTTTAACGACTCGCTCACGCTGCACCTTGGATAGTGACTCAAGTTGCTCAGTAAGTTCCTTGATACGTTTTTCATCTGCACGTTTGGCTTTTCTCAACTTTTTAAGTAAGTCGTTTCCATCCATCTGTGTATCTGTATCTGTATCTAGGTCGTCGTCTTCGTCTTCCCAGTAATTGTTGCTCATAGCAACCACCCTTTCTATTCGTTGTTAGTCGCAAGCCTCAAGTCAATTCGGGGAAATTGGTTGGCTCTTGCTACCAGTCTTATACGCTGCATGGGGCTGGTAGGTCCATGTCAGGATTCTATTATATTAAACCAGCACTAGAAGGTGTATTTAAAGATATCTGATTTACTCCAGACCTTCCACCAAATGCCGCTATTTCTCTTCCTGTTAATCTTTCTCTCTTACGTTTTTCTGAAGCAAGTTGCCCAAATACTTCACCTTGTGCTTCTTCCATTCCGTAACCTTCCAGACCATCTTTATAAATGTCTGTAAGTTTCTGTGCTGTAGGTAATACATCAGCAATTGTAGCAAACCCTTTAGTTGCTTGTTCTTGAGTTACACCCATTCTACGTAATTCTTCGGCATTAGACACTCCAACATTAAAGCCTTGACGTAGTGCTGCAGCACCAATTTCTGCATTAGCAATTTGATTTTCAATAACAGGTAATTGACCTTGAGGGTCAAGCGTATATGCAACTAAATCAGCATTTGCAATACCGTAATAATTTCTTAAAGTATCCATTACTCTAGGGTCAGCATTCATAATTCTTTGAGTTGCTAATTGAACCCTACTATTTAATTCAGTTGGAGACATATCATTTTCTATAAAACGACTTACGTATTGGTCATTATCAAATTGATTTAAACCATAACTTCTCAGTACTTGGCGATATCCATCTTCTACAGCGATATATTCTGCTGGACTTAATACTGCAAGACCTTTTGTTAATCTTGCTTGATTTGCTTTAAATCTTGTTTTATACTCAGGAGTTTCCTGCAAAGCAAAAGTAATTGTTGCTTCGCTAGCACCTTCCATAATAAGTTTTTTAATAACGTCTACTAAACCTTCAAGCCCAAATTGTCTATATCTTTGAGTCAAAACATCTAGTGCATTTTGACGTTCCTCTGCTAATCTTTTTGTTTCTGCTTGAGCAAGAAGTTCTTCAGCGGTAGGAGTAGGTGCAGTATATGAAGGAAGATTAGTTCCGTATTCGCTAATATTTCCAGATACAGAAGTAGTATCTACAATATCTGGTGGACTAGGTGGAGTACCACCCGTGCCAGTAGTGGTGTCAGATGGGGGAGTAGCAGGTGGAGTAACTGGACCAATACCAGCCATAGACCTTTCTTCACCCATACGAAATCTTCCTGGGTTAAATCTACTACCAACTGTAATTCCAGGACTTACTTGTGGTTTTGGTTGTTGAACAGCAGGTTGCACAAGATTTGTTCCAGATGCTCCTGGACCACCACCTTTAGGTAATGCTCCTGGGGGTCTTTTAACTGCCATATATCAATCCCCATTCTTGAAGAGGTCTATTTCCAATTGTATTTACTTTATCAAGTGCATCTTTTGTTTTCCAGTAATCTGGTTCACTTTTAACAGTTCTTTCAACTAACCATTGTGGCATTTGTGCAAATTTTCCAGTAGTTGGGTCTTTGTAAGATAATATCTTTTTATAGACAGGATGATTTGCTGCAACATCGGAATCTACTTCTAAAAATGTTGATATTGATTGAAGCACATTAGTGGTTTGAGATTCTAAAGACTTACCTTGATTAATTCCTTCTGAATATGCAGGAAATGCGCTAGCAGATAAATTTTTAATTTCTTGTTGAATATCACTATAAGTGGTTGTTCCAGAAAATAAATCTTTTCCTTTTTGGGTCCAATAAGAATCAGTCAATAATCCACCAACACCCATAGATGTAGCAAAAGATTTTAATTCATTTGTTATTCCAAGTACGTTTCCACCATAACCAGTTATCTTACCGGAATTAACAATTGCTTGGTCTAATTGGTCATCACTTAAATTTTTAGCATAAGCATCTTCAACCAAAGTATCAAATGTAGCATTATCTATTCTTATTCCTGCATCTACTAATCTTTTACGAGCAGCAATTTTATATTTTGCAACGGTATCAGCATATACTTGAGGTTGTTCTAATCTCTGTTTTTCTCTTGCTTTTACTGTAGTACTTGTATTTCTATAATAATCTGTTTTAAATAAAGTTTCTAGTGCAAGACCAATATTATCTTGTTTAAATAATTCATATACTTGACGAAGTTCTGGATATGCAGCAAGTAGGGCTTCACTTATACCATACGCAGTTGCTAATTCTACGCCAGTTCCAGTTGTAGGAGTAGCCACTAGATACCTCCATCACTAGGCATATTATCAAATAACCATTTATTAAAGTCAATTCTTTTTGCTAAATCAAAATCTTTTGGATTTAATTTTTGGAAATTTTCTTCTAAACCTGCTTCAAACTTACTCTGAGAAAATGCAGATTTAACTGTAGTAACATTTTCCATTTTGCCAGTTTTAGGATTTTTAACTTTTTTAGTAGTTGTAAGAGTTCCCTGTCTTATATCCTCTTGAATATCATTAATAATTTTTTGTTTTTCTTCAGCAGTTGCTCTGCGCTTTCCCTGTGCTAAATACACTTTATCTACGATATCCCCTAAAACTTTTGGGTCTTGCTCAGTAATAGTTCTTGTAGGTAGATTTGGTTCTTCAGAAGAGCCAATAGGTATATACATACTTGATAATTCATTTATAAGAGTAGAACCAGTTCCACCCCTAGAAGTAACATTATCCACAATTGCTTCCAACTCAGGTTCAGTCATAAATAAATTTTTAATACTACCTGGATTGGCTTTTACTGTATAACCCATCTTTTTTAACATTCTAGCAATAATTGATAGTTGTTCTCTACTTAGACTTTCTAAGAGCCCAACATTGTAATTAGGGGTTTGAGTACCAGCAGTTCCAACATTAATAGTAACTGGAATACCAGTTTTTTGAACAAAAGCATTAATTTCTTCTAAAGACATTTGTTGATTAGTTTGACCCTGAACAGGAGTCTTACTCTTGTTAGGGTTATATAAATTAGGACCTACTTGGACCACAATAATCTCCTTTATTAATCAACAACATATTTAAAGTCATCTCCATCAAAATATCTATCATAGAATCTACCAAAGTTTACATCATCTTTTCTTAGATTAAGTACAAACTCTTCTACTTCTGTACGTATATCTATTGCTCTGTCTGATGTAATTGGTGCTCCACGTCTTTCTAATTTATCCTTTACATAATATCTAAAGTTTAAATATTCGACAATGGTATGCCATCTTGCTTGTTTAGATAAATCTGTCCATAATTTTTCATTATTTGCAGCAATAGTAAGATTATCTACGACATTTTTTAAACTTGATGAAGATTCTCTATCTTGTTTTTCATCCCACCAAAGTTTATTATCTGTTTTCATTTTTTCAATGTATGCTTCTTTGTAAGAATCCATAATCGATTTTCCATATCCTTTAGCAGGGTTATATGGTGGATTATTCTTTAAAAGCATAAAAGAAACTGCATCTTTAAGTTTAGTCCAATTTCTCCATCCTTCATTTATTAATGCAGAACGAGAATTCTCTAAAGCAGTTTGGCTACCAGAGAATAATTTATTGGTTCCTGGTATTGTATTAGTTTGTAACCAGGCTTGCGCTGAACTAGAAAAAGCATAATCTTCATCATTGAAAACTGCTCCAAGAGTTCTTAAGTCAGCGTCAGAACCCATTTTAGTTATCATTTGTTGTACGACATCTTTATTATTTTTTACTAATTGTTGTGATGTTTTATCTGCGTATATACCAGAAGTTGCATCCGTCAACTTTTCCACAACAAGAAAATAATCTGGATACAGTTCAAGGAATTTATCTGTTCCGTCTGAACCACCTAGTTCTTCTTGTAATCTTCTAAGTTCATCTGAATATACCTGCAAAGGAGACACATATCTTGGCTGTTGAGGTAGCAATCCTGAACCAAAGAATCTAATTAATGATAATGCTTTACCATCATTTTTGGTTTCATTATATATTGAATTTAATTCACTATCATTAGGATTTCTGTGATTTGCTTGTCTAAATTCAAATATTTTATTTTCCATTATCATGGCAATATCTCTATTTAGTTGAGGAGCATTTTCATTTGTAAATGCGGAAAAGGCTTGCCCTAATCTTCTAATTGTAGTTGGTGTTAATGCAGTAAAAGATTCTCTTTGTACACCAAATGGAATTATAATTTCTTCAAGCATTTTTGGTAATTCTACATTACTTCTTTTTAAAATTTCATTTGTAATTGCACTTACCTGTGCGCTTGTAGATAATATGTTTCCACCAGTAGGATTAAATGGGTTAAACCAAGAAGTAGATAATCTACCTTTTACATTTTCGCCAAGCAATGGAAGCGTTACTTCCACATACTCATCACCATTTGGGTCTACCTGTACTTCACTCAATCTTTCTGGTATAGCCCTCATTTGAGCAGTCTTTAAAATAAACTCTGGATTTTCAGATATTAATCTACCGTATACTCTATATTGCTCTACAAATGCTGGGAAAAATGCAAAAACATAATTTCCAAATTCAGGATAGTTCATATCCCTATTAAAAGCATTTAATTTAGTTTTTAATTCTTTTAATGCATATGCTCTTGCATTTGATTCAAAAGCAGCCTGCTCCATTGTGCTAAGTTTTCTATTTTGAGCATTTGCTACTGCAACCATGCTTTGTAATTTCTGTTCATATGCTAATCTGTAATAGGGATTATATGCCAATTTACTTGTAGGAGCAGTTGCCATCCAGGAAACAACATCTCTAGTAAATTTATTCATTGTCTTTATAAAAGAACTTTGACCTAATAAATCTAAAGCCATATCTGTGTTAACTCCAGGACGCTTTAATACATCTGGATACATTTGTTTAAGAACGGTAGAATTTATTTTACCTTCAACAACTAATTTTTGTAGTTTAATATCAGGAGCAAATTGATTTACAGCAGAAAAGACTCTATTATAAATATAATCAGCGTCTTTACTGCGTGGTCTACGCTTTAAATCAGATATTACGCCAAAACTATCTAGTTTATCTCTAAATTCTGGGCTTTTAATAAATTCAATAACTTTTTTCTTAGGCACACCCTTCATTATTTTAACAGCAATAGGGTCTGCAGGCAAAGTATTAACTAAAATCTGTTCCCATGAACGTAAATGTAAATCTTCATTTTTAAGAGTTGGTTGAATCCATGTTCCACCAGTTCTATCACGTCTAACAGTTGCTAGTTGAAGTTCTCTATTAGATTCCAAAAGACCACGAATGTCGTCTTTGCCTCTAATTTTATTAGTAGTTATCCTACCATAAATTCCATCTCTATAACTATTAAATGAATAATCAGAAATAGCAACCGGTTTTCTGCCTACTACTTTGGCAGGAACATTTGATAATAATTGCTGTTCTCTTTGTTGTAATGCTTCTACATTTTTTTTAACAACATTATAATAATCTATAGTTCTTTGAACTTCTGGTTTAATTTTCTTAGGAGGTTTATTGATATCGTAATTAAGTTCTCTAAGATTTTTTTCTGTGTCATCTAATATAGCAACACGTAATTTTAGTTCTTTTCTAGTTTCTTTTAAACTATAGTTTTTATCTAAAACGCCCTTAGTCCAACGTTTAATTTTACCAACTGAAT